TCACCTTACGAGCTGACTAAAAAAATTCCATCTCTTCACAATAAAATCCCCGTAACTAGTATTTTCTTTTATTTTCTCAATAGATGGATTCGTGCCCCTATTATATCTAGCTCCTATGATTCTCACCTCATCCATTCCAATGGAAGAAAACTTGTCATAGTCGGCAAGAAGCCGCAAGTGTTTAGCAGCGAGGTCAATATTATAGACATCTTGTTCCAAGCAGTTAGCTAAACTTCTCAACTGACTTATAGACATATCATCTGGATCAAGCCCTAAGGTCACTGCTGCGGTCCGAAGCTGAACACTTACCCAGCCAAAGCTAGTCTTGGCAGGTTGCGGAGTTATAGCTGTTGGCAAATTCCCCAAATGATCAAAAACCCGAAGTTCGAACGCTGCCCTATCGGCAGAGTTCGGATCTCCTCCAGCCTCGATCCAACACACGCCGGCCAGCAACTCTATAGGAAGTGAATATCTTGCAGCTGATGCTTTAATGTATAACTTGTTGTGGACCAACCAAGTATCTTTGAAACGCTGGAGATGACCTCGCCCACCACCAAACCGCGCTGGGACCATCGTCCAGACGAAGACATCAAAGACGGTCCAAGTGGGGCTATTGTTGGATTCCGGAGTGCAAAAATCATTCATATCTACTCATCCGTGACTTAGTTTTCGTTGCCATACTGTATCATCAAATTCTACTTCTAAAGTAGCGGCCTCTAGCCAGCATAAGGCTATGAATCAGAACAAACCACCGAGTTCGGCAGGTTCCCAATTCATGATAACCAGCTCACCGCTGACATCAGCCTTTCCCTTTCTCTGATTTGCCGTGCTGTAGCGAATGTCGACCGTTTCAAAATGGAATCCTTCAAACACGCGCCGTATGTCAGGGTGGTCATTGATGCTGACCATCACCTTTCCCTTGCAGCGTCGCATGAAGTCGGCCATTCGCTCATAGTTTTCAAACGAAAAATCCACCCCGTACCCAGCCGTCTGCCAGTAAGGCGGGTCCATGTAATGGAAGGTGTGAGGCCGGTCGTAACGCTCAGCGCACTTAAGCCACGGCAGGTTCTCGACGTAGGTGCCCGACAAACGCTGCCAGGCCGCAGAAAGATTTTCCTCGATCCGCAGCAGGTTGATGGCTGGGCCCGTTGTGGCTGTACCGAACGTCTGACCGCTGACCTTCCCTGCAAAAGCGTGATGCTGCAGGTAAAAGAACCGGGCGGCACGCTGGATGTCGGTGAGGGTTTCGGGGCGGGTCATCTTCTGCCACTCAAATACTTGGCGCGAGCTGAGCGCCCATTTGAATTGGCGGACGAATTCTTCAAGGTGGTTTTGGACGACTCGATACAGCGTGACCAGGTCGCCGTTGATGTCGTTCAGGACCTCAACGGGAGCTGCCTGAGGACGCATGAAGTAGAGGGCCGCACCGCCTGCGAACACTTCGACATAGCATTCATGGGGTGGGAACAGCGGGATGAGACGGTCGGCCAGGCGGCGTTTGCCGCCCATCCAAGGGATGATGGGTGTGGACATAGAAAGCAAGACCTTTACTGTATGTATAAACAGGTGCTAGGCTCCCTCCGCTTTGTGCACGAAGCGAGAGCCTTGGCTGGACTTGCAGGGGCAATCTGCGGGAACGGTGACCAGGCGCGATGTTGAAGCATCATGACTGGTCGCTCTTTTTCTTATGTTCAAGCTACAAATTGAGTTTCATATAGTTGCCGACCATTGGAATCTCATGCATTATCCGAGCGTTCTGATGGTTCAATGACGGCAAGGCTTATTAGCCTTGCCGCCTACTAACCGGTTGGGTTGCCGTCCAAAGTAGCCGGTCTCACTGAAAACGGCAGGTCTGAGCCAGTCGCTTCAATCAACCGCCCTAAGGGACGACGGAGTGACATTTTTGGGAGGGATACAATGCGTATTTCTTATCAAAAAGGTTCGGCAGCTTTAGCTGGACGCCTAACGGCGTTCGGTGGCGTAGTCGGAGTGCTTTGCACTTATGGCTTGGCCCCAGTAGCCGCTGTCGTACTGGGCCTTTTGGCCGCCTTTGTGTTAGCGAAGGTCTAAAGCTAGAGTGGTCATGCGCGCGGGCATGGCCACTCGCACTAAATCAAGCCTGCGTACCTTCCTCGTATCGCTAGCCCTACGTATCGTTTATCGCAGTACGCTTAGGGCATTCTGATAAATATTTTCACGATCCTTCAGACCGTTGGTGCCACCGTTAATACGCTTTGTGATAGTCAGAAAGTCTGATTTATCAGCCAGCGTGTTCAAGCCTGCACGATGCCAGAACCAGCCTGCCGACATCGCGGCGTGCTCCGGACGCTCCAGAAGCTCAGGGTGCTTGAGCAGATCCAAGCCCAATGCCTCACCGCAGGCCGCGTAGTTCGCCCGTCCCGTAATCTGAATGAGCCCCCTGCCCCGATACAGCTGGCCGTCGTCATCGTCCTCTGGCGTATTACCGAGGCGCTCGGCAAGCCGCCCGGTGTCATACTTGTCGAGGTATGCGTCGCTGCCCAGTTCCCGCACGTAGCGAAGCTGGCCGGACTCATGACCCACCTGCGCCAGAAAGGCCGCGATTCGCAGCTTCGTGACAATGGCGTACTTGCTCATCGCAACGTTTAAGACAGGAACAAAAACGCCAGCTCGGGAGCTGGCGTTGGGGAGAATCTGCAGCAACTGCTGCGTTGTTATCGACATGCGTGTATCTCCTGATGAAATGGTGCTGACCTGACCAGTTAAAGCTGTACGACCTTGACCGGTTTCTTCTCTTTCTTTTTGCCTTTGGCCTTCGCCTTGCCCTTGTTCCCGCCATTGCACTCAGCCGTGGTGGACCAGCCGGACTGGGTAAACACCTGTTCGACCGAGTCGGCCAAGTACTCACCGTCAAGACCTTCCTTGAAGCCCTGCACACTGATCATTCGCTCTGCAAACAGATCAGTGCGCCCGACCATTTCCAGACGGATACCTGCCGTGCTGCGATTGAAGGCAGCGAGGCGGGCTTTCGCTGCCTGCTCTGCAGCAGTTTTGTTGGGATAGATGTGCCGGTCCGTGTGGACAGGCGGGAGGCCGTCCGGGGCGGCATCGTTGTTGAGCGTCACGATCTGGAGCTTCCCTGTCTTCTTGTCCTGATGCTTGGTCGAGACGGCCTTGTGTGTCGAACGATCACCCAGCCGGAACTGCCATCGACTGACATCCTGGCGCGTGATGGTCAGCGTGCTGAATTGTTTCCCGGAAGCGCTCAGCCCCTCTTGTCGGGGCATAACGAGCAGCTTGCCATCGGCGACCTTGGCAGTGCAGTCGTGCTTTTTTGCCAGGCGCGTGATGAAGTTGTAATCCGACTCGTTAAGCTGATCAGCGCGTGGAACCTTCGTCGCAACATTGCAGACGGGCGTCCACCCATTGCGTGCGGCAATGTCGCTCACTATCTTGGAGAGAGGTTCGCCCTCCCAGCTACCGCTGCGAGTGGTTTTGCCACTGCCGCGCATGCTGCTGGCCTTACCCTTGATGACCATCGTGTCGGGCGGGCCTGATATCTCGACTTCATCTATCGTGTACAGACCAATCTTGGTCAGCTTCTGGCCTTCGTAGCCCAGATACACCTCGACATCAGCCCCCCTCGACGGCAACGCCACCGCCCCGTCGCGGTCATCGATGCGCAGCTCAAACTCGTCTGAGTCCATGTCGGGCTTGTCAGTGGTGCGCAGCTGGATCAACCGGTCATTGATCAGCGCCGTGATATCGGTGCCGTCGGCAACGATCCGAAAAGTGGGTTTCATGGGGAACACCAAAAGAAGGCCCCGCACTTGGCGGGACAGGACAGAGGGGATGATTCGTTACGCGTAACGAAGGGGGTCAGCCCCAGAGCATTACGGTTTCATCCGAGGGTGCGGGGAGATCCGGCAGGGTGATGACCAGCCCGGCCCGATACGGCTGCACCACATCAGCCAGGCCCTGATTGGCATCCAGCACGGCTTCCACAGAGCCTTTCAAGTGGCCGTAGTAGTTGAAACAAACGGTATCGAGGATATCGCCGTCAGACGTTCTGCATATCGTCGCCATAGCGTGTGAACTCCAGCGTAAACGCCTGCTTTCGAGGGATACCCCCTTGCATCAGGGCGCTCTGATCTTCCTGAATTTTCTTCAAGCACCAGTTGCCCATCACCGCCCCGTAGCCCGTGGTCAGGGCAAGAGGCACGCCCAGGGCAGCAATGCCGCGCAACGTGTCGAGCTGCTTAATGCCGCCTTTGAAGTTCGGGAACACCGCGCCCTTGAGCGACAGTGATTCCTCACCCATACCGATGGATTGCTGGGCTGGCCGACGCGTCAGACGCTCCTGCGAGGCCCAACGAAAATCACTTGATCGGCTCAGCTCGTCGAACGCAGCGGTGTCCAGATTGAAGTAGTAAGGCTCGGTCTTCGCGCTCAGCGGCTGCAGAATCAGCAGATGCTCAAACGGTTTGACCGCCTCGACAGCCGGGGTTTTCTGCGCAGCAAACGACGACGTGGGCACCACGTTGGCCAGCGACGGACTGAGTTTCCCGGCGATCTTGTTGATCGCTGTCCCGGCCTTGGCGGCCTGCTCTTTCAGCACGCCCAACCGCTCGTCAATCTGCGTTACCGCCCTCGATGCCCGGCTGTACATCGACACGACGGCCCCGACCTTCGCCTGAGCCGCATTGACACCTCGCATGACGCGTTGAAGTTTCGCCCCGATTGCAGGCCCTACGATGGGCAGCCCTTCAAGCTCAGCCGTCGCCCCACTGATTTCACTGATTGCGCCATTGACCGGGGCGAGCATGCCGTCGAGATTTCGACGCCCTGTCTCGCCAGCACTGACCAGGTACTTCATACCCGATTGCAGCTGTTCCATATACGCCATGTATCCCCCTTACTCGACATGCGGGGCATCAAACAGACTGGCCCGCTGCGACTGCTGCGCCGAATCGCGCATCGCTTTCTGAATCATTGGCTCAAGATCCCGCATCAACTGTTGCGGGTCTTTCACATCCCCTTGAACCGTCAGCTGTATGGGCGCACTGATCGTCACCTGCTGCTCATACTTGGGCGTGAGCATCTTGGGTGCCTCAGGCTTGACGACGATCGGCGCTGCAGGACTGGCGGCCGGTTTCTCTGTCATGGCCCGCGCCACATCGCCCATCACCGGTCCGGCCTGGACTGGAGTTGGAGCTGGACCACGCGCCATTAACGGCACACGCTCTTTTTCAAACACCTGCGCCGTTGCGCCCAGCGTGGGAATAGCCGGACCCGGCATAGGGACAGGGGCCGCAGGTGCAGCCAGCAGCGACACCGGCTTGTTCTCTTTCTCCGGGGTGCCGAAGACCTCCTTGCCCACTGCGCCGCCGATCTCACCGCCGCCCCACGCCCCCAGGGCACCGCCAATGGCCGCGCCTATCGCCGTGCCCACGACCGGCAAAATCATCGTACCAATCGCCGCACCGGCCGCCGCGCCACCCCAGCCGCCCAGCGCAGTACCGGCAATCTGCGTCGCCCCTTCCATCTTCTTCTCTATGGGGTCATCTGACTGGTACAGATCGACGGCCTTGAAACCCGCTTCCATGACCGCCTGACCCGGTATGAGCTTCGCCTTGCCCGCTAGCTTGCCCAACAGGGGAACCAAGCTTTTACCGGCCGCCGCCGAAATAGGCGGAACGGGCGGAACAGGGACTGGCGGACGCGGTAGCGGACGAATCCTTGGCGCATCGGCGGGAAGCGGTGGCACTGGACGGATACGAGGCTCGCCGGCCGGACGCGGCGGCACCGGACGGATACGAGGCTCACCCGCTGGACTCGGTGGCACCGGGCGGATACGCGGTTCACCGGCCGGACGTGGCGGCACCGGACGGATCCGGGGCTCACCCGCTGGACGCGGCGGCACCACGGGTGGACGAGACGTAGCCCCTGCACGACGACGCCCACGGGGTGATCTACGGCCCCGCCGTGCGGTATCCCGCTGGCCAGGACCACCCGATGCGCCGCCTATCTCGGCGGCATTCACCACAAAGACGCGCTGCAGGCCGTCCCCCTCACCCGAGCCACCCGAGCCCCCTTCTGAGTCGCCACCCGCCTCCAGCGCTTCGCGGTAGGCTTCCAGCGCTGTAAAGCCTACACCCAGCAACCCCTTAGGCCTTGGGGCTTCCCCGTCCGCCTCGTCGCCCTTGGCATCGTCATCCTTGGTATCGCCGCTTTTTGCATCACCAGGCTTGTCTTTATCTGCCAGCTTTTCACGCGCCTTGGCGGCTACTGTCAGCCCAACACCCAACATCGCTGCAACACGGGCCTTTTTTCCGCCCGCCGCATCAGGTGCGCCGCCTGATCCTTTACCTGCAGCAGCGCCTACGGCATTCGCATTGGTCACAAAAACCTGCTGAATCTTGCCCGGCCCACCGCCGATAGAGCCTCTGGCAATGTTCATCAGCCCTTTGCCGATCTTGAATGCCCCAAAGGCTGCTTTGGCAGCCAGCAGCGCCGCCACGGCACCCGTCAGGCCCATCGCCAGGTTCGGCATCTTGTCACTGACGGTCGTGATGCCTTGGGCAACGGTCGTCAACGCTTGCGCCACAGCATCCGTAGCCGGGCGGATCGCATCGCCCACGCTGCGCATGGCATCGTTGCCCGCCTGAGACAGCTCGGCCCACTTCTGCGATGAGCCTTCCCGGCGCTCAGCCAGGTTCTTGTCGAGAATCCCCGAGGCGTTGCGGGACTGCGATTTAAGGTCGTTATAGAGCTGCTTGTTCTGCAGGTATGCGGTAAGCGCCGCCTTGACCTGCATGTCGGCAAAGATGTCGCCGGTTTTCAATGCCTGCGACAGCGATTCCATCATGGCCTTGGCTTTGGCCGGGTCGGTTTCCTTGCTGATCTTGGCCGTGGCCGCTGCCATTGCCTCGGCTTTTTTCGGGTCCGTCTTCTGGATGTACTGCTGGGCCAGCGCCATGCTGGACTCCAGCGTGGACATGCCTTTCTGCAGGCCGGTTTGCATCGAGCCTTCGTAATCGATCCCGGCCTTTTTATAGGCGTCGACCGTATCCGATGCACCGATTTTGCCCATCCAGTTTTTCAGGTTGTTGGCCGCCTCATCGGAGCTGCCCGCCGTCTTCATCTGGACTTGCAACATCGCGCCCAGCTGCGTCACCGCGTCCATGCCGGTGATACCGATACTGCCCATGTTGGCCAGCAGTTCGGGAAACCACTTGGCCATGTCTGAGGCCTCAAAGCTGCCTGCCTGCCCTTGGTAGGCGATGGCCTCCAGAGCCTGCTGCATTTCCTTGGCGTCGGTGATCTTGGCGTTCTGCCCCAGGGCATTGATCATCTTGGCCGTGTCGGTCCCTTCGGAACCCTGACCGACCACGAATTTGGCAGCAACCGGCGCATATTCCAGCGCCTTGCTCAGCTCCATACCGGCACCGACCAGCTGGTTGACCACGTCGGCGACCTGATTGCGCTCCATCCCGGTGTCACGGGCCGTCGTGATGATGGTCCGCGACATCTCCGCTTCTTGCGGTTTGTTGGCAATGCCTGCCTTGATCGCAATATCGCGAACAATCGCGCCGTAATCCGCGCTGATTTTCGTCGGGATAGCCAAAGCTCCGGCCGCGACAACGGCTTGCCCGACCGAGCTTTTGACCGTCTCCCGCCCCTCGTTCATCTGCCGCCGACCCTTGGCCTGCAGTTCAGCAGAGCGCGCCGTGCGGCCCATGTCCTTGTAGGCTTTGCTCAGCCGCCCGACCTCGACGCCCTGCGCTTTGAGGCTGTCGAGGTTTGAATTCAATCGTGACAGTAACGCTGTCGCACCGGCCTGCCCAGTTGCGTGGGCTTTTCTCCATTCCTCACGCAGCTTGATGGTTTCGCCAATTGTGCTCTGCAGGATGCGAGCCTTGGCCCCTTTGTCGTCCAGTGCCTTGATACGGCTCTCAACGTCCTTGAAGGCCTTGCCCACGGTCGCACTGACTGCGCCGCCGATCACAAGGCCAAGCTTTAAACTTTCACTCATAGGCCACCCGAGGCGCAGTAATGGGGATCAATCCGTGATCCACCACAGCAGTTCGTTAAAAGGCATGGCCAGGATCTCGGCAGCAGAAAAACCCGACTCTGCTGCCACCTTGCGTGCCGCCTGTCTCATGGTCTCGGGATTACAATTCATCCTCTTCGACCAGGCGAAAATAACCTTCCTGCAGGCGGCGATAATCGCGCTGGGTCATGCGGTCAAGATCGTCCTTGCCTGCCTCGATCAGGCTGCAGAACAAATACACCTCGTGGGCCTCGGCACTGCCATTGGCAGCCGCGGCTGCCGCCCGGGTGTCTCGGACACACGGCGCTCGCATATTCACCTTGTTGACCTTTACGGTGTTGATTTCCACCGGGTATTTCAGCGTGATGGTTGCGCCTGAGTCCGTCAGGACGATCCACGACGGCAAAGGAGTGGCTTCGGTATTTCCAGTTACTTGAGTCATGTTCATTCCTTAAAGGCCAAGGGCGGCGCGTTCTGCTGCGAGTTGGTCCACGCCGTCGATCACGCGCACCATGTTCACCATGTCGATCTCGTAAATGACACGGCCGTCGACTTCCAGCTTGTAGTAGGAGACGGCGATACTGTGCTTGATCTCCGCGACCGTGGCGGGCTTCCACTCGCCGGGGTCGACTTCTTTCAGCATGCCGCGCAGGGTGGCCACCACCGGCGTGATCGCGCCTTTTTGGCCCTTGAACGAGCCCCGAAACGTGCCGTTGAAGGCGGTCTGATCGGACAGGCCGAAATACTTCAACGACTCGCGGCGCACGCCGTTGGTCGTGAAACTGGCTTCCATCTTTTCAAGGCCCATGTCGACTTCAATCGGACCGGCCATACCACCGCCGCGATACTCCTCGGTCTTGGCTGTCATTTTAGGAAGCGTCAGGCCCGGCACGTCGCCGCTGAAATTGACGCCGTCGACGAACAGGTTCGTGTTGGTGAGGATTTGCGGAATCATGTACAGCGCTCCTTAAGCAGCTTCGAGGACTTCGGTCAGCCATTGGTTGGTGACTTCAACGCGGAAATTCGGGTTCTCAGCAGGCAGCACGTCGGTGAACCGAATGTTCCAGTACACCTTGCCCTGCTCCAGCTGGCTGGCTGTGTTCAACTCGGTGTCCGCGTAGACCTCGAAATTGATGATCGCCCCTTGGTTTTTCAGGTCGCGCATGAAGGCCTGCAGACCCTCGGTCACGTCCTTGACGTAGGTTTTGGTGATCGATCGGTCGACCGCCCACTTGTGGCCCGCCTGAATCGCGTCCATGACGATGTCGAGCGTGCGGACCCGCGTCACGAATGCCCACTTCGCATCACTGGACAAGGTGCGGTTGCCCCAGAGGCGATAGCCGTCGTCGCGAATGATCGTCGCGATATTGGCGTTGTTCAGCAGGTTGGCCCGGCACGTCGCGTCACCGGCCAGGTACTCGACTGGTCGCGTGGTGCCGGTGATACCGACAAACTCCTTGTTCGACGGCGACGCCCAGAAACCGTACTCCGTATCGGTCCAGGCAAAGAGGCCCGCGACCCAGGCCGATGCCGGGGCATCAATGGTCTTGCTGGCCGTGGTGTCCCAATACTGGACGCCCGGATCACACAGGTAGATGCGCTTGCTGCCGAAGTTTTTCGCGTAGGCCATCGCCGCCTCATCGGTCGTGCCCGGCCCGTCAACCAAGGCAATGGCGCGCAGCTTGGCGGCCAGACCATCCATCGCGGTGGCCACGGCCAGCGTGGCCGAATGCTTAGGCGCGATCAGCAGTCGCGGCTGGGCATTGAACAGGCTCTTACCGTCGATGAGCGCCTGCAGACCGGTACGCTTGCCGGACGCGAGCACACCGCCGATGACGGCAGAGGTCAGTTCAGCAGCGGTCGAACCTGCCGCAACGCCACACCCCACGATAACGGCCTTGGCCCGCGCAAAGATCGCTTGGCAGGCCTTGGTGATCGGAGCGTCTGCGCCCCAGGCTGCAATGGCCTCGCGCTCACTGGTGATCATTTTCAGCTCGTTGACGGCTGCCAACTGGACGACCTCGGGTGCCACACTTGGGGTGAAGACGTCGCACAAGCCGATGATCGAGGACGACGGCAGCGCGATGGTGCGCGCCCCGGTGTCAACGGTCGTCATGGTGATGCCGTGAAAGAAAGTCATAGAGCCAATCTCCAGATATGAAAAAGCCCCGCATAGCGAGGCCCAAGGGAAAACAGAACGGAAACGCCCCGGTTACGGGGCGTTCAGGGAAGACAGCGATACAGCGCCGGCTCCTATTTGGTTGGCCAGCTCGATGACTGGACTTGCTCGACGATCACAGCCTGTCGAATGCGGTCCTCAAGCACTGCTTTGCGCGTCAGCGCGGCATTGCGCGCACTCAACGAATCATTACCCACCGCCTGCACTTGTGCAGCCGTGTGCAGGCGGTAAGCGCCTTCGTCCTTTGCGTCGACGCACCAGACTGGCGTTTCCCAGCCCTTGGCCGGGGCCGACAGCGAGGACAGCACGGCGGCCATCAAATTGGACTGATCAGTCGCTTGCGATGGATAGGTGTGAGGCTCGCCCAGGGCGCTGCTGATAAAACCGCCGACGATGGCAGCGGCGCACGCGCTGCTAATCTCGACCAGCTTGTTGGCCTTGATTTGATCAAGGTTGACCGGCGCAACAGGCAGGGTGCTGCTCAGCACATGGTTTTCATCCACCCAGCGGGGCTCGTGCGCGTTGGCTTCCCACGCGTCTCGGGTGAGAGGTATCAACAGATCCGCGTCAGGCAGGATGCAATCCAGAGCCTCGGTATCAAACCAGCCGATCACCTCGCGGGTGATCGGGTCGAAGTAGGCGTAACGCATTGTTTAATACTCCAGAATCAGAATGCCAGGGAGTCCGGGACTCCCAGCGCCGCCGTTAGCAGTGCCGCCTGCAGTGCCATACCCCGCGCCACCGCCACCGCCGCCACCGCCGAAACCACTCCCGGTGCGACCGGTACCACCAGAACCCGCACCCGCGCGACCGCGACCACCGGCCGTACCGAACGGGCCAGGACCACCAGGGCCACCGTCACCCCCCATGTACTGCCCACGGGCATCGGTTCCGTCAGATCCACCGCCAGCCCCCAAGCTGGCCGCAGAACCACCAGCGCCGGTGGTAATGTCACCACCTGCCCCTCCGCCACCAGCCGCGAGCGCCAGCAAGGTGCCGAAACGCGTGACCCCTCCGGCTCCACCATTTTTCCCGGCCGTGCCGCTCGCCGCCGTTGCACCCGCCGCACCGCCCCCGCCGATTGTGATCGCGTAGACAGTTCCCGGCACAACAGTGATCGGTTCCGCGAGCACAACCTGACCGGCGTTTCCACCGCCGCCGCCGCCCGCCCCCGGCTGCGATAGCCCGCCACCGCTGCCACCACCGCCACCGCCCGCGCTTGCAGACACCCAAACCGTCGTGACAC